GCGGTTCTATTTCACCACCAAACGAATCAAGAAGGCATTGAAATGGATCAAGAAGGTACAAAGAGACTCCAACTGGTTCAAACAGGCTCAGATCGGCTCACAGAGGATTTGAAGGCTACTCCAGAGACGCTTTATGGCTCTGTCACTCCCAGAATCCATTCCAGACTACGCTCGGACTTGCCTACGCGTGGACAAGAGCTAATCGACTTCTCCAACTCAATCGGATTCCCGCTCATGCCGTGGCAAGAATGGCTGGCGATTGAAGCTCATCGAGTCAAGCCGGATGGCAGGTGGCATCATCCCCTAGTCCAGCTCGTCTGCGCCAGACAGCAAGGAAAAACGACATTCATGAAAACTCGGATCCTTATGGGTCTGTACGAATGGGGCGACAAGCTACAAATCGGCACAGCTCATCGATTGACGACTTCTCTTGAAACTTTTCGCGATCTTGTGCAGACAATCGAATCCAATGACGAATTGGCAAGGCGCGTGAAGCGAATCCGATGGGCTCATGGATCCGAAGAGATTGAATTGCTACCCGAGCACGGTGGCGGTCGCTATATGGTAAAGGCTGGCGCTTCAGCGGCTCGCGGTATCTCAAAGCCATCCACGGTTCACATCGATGAGACTCGAGAGCTCAAGGATGAGACGACATGGGCTTCGCTGCGATATACGATGATGGCGGCAGAGAATCCACAGCTGTGGAGCTACTCGAATGCCGGAGATCAACATTCTCTTGTCTTAAATCAAATCCGCGAGCGCGGAATCGGCGCAGCTGGTGGATCTACCGACGACATTGGATATTTTGAATGGTCAAGTGATTACGACAAGATCGACGATTCCCCTAAATTTTGGGCTGGAGCAGCTATGGCAAATCCTGCACTCGGTCACACCGTACACATCGACAATCTTCGAGCTGTGATGAACGATCCGGCGGATGTGGTTCGAACCGAAGTCTTGTGCCGATGGGTGCAGACTATTTCGAGCGCAATTCCCGCTGGTGAATGGGCTGAATGTGGATTGGATGGATTTGAAGTAGATCGCGAAAAGACAGTCTGGTTCGGACTCGATTGCTCGCCAGATCGTCGCGATGCAGCTCTGGTCTTGGCTCAACAAATCTCTGAAGGCGAATTCTTTGTGAAGCTTCTTAGGACTTGGCACAATCCGATTTCGCTCGATGATAAGGCGATCGCTAACGACATCGCCGAACACTTCCAAGAATACCCAGTCGAAGTTATAGCATATTCACGCCGTACATCGTCGGCGATTGCGGCTAGACTTCAACCAGCCGGCATCCCAATCGCTGATATAGACGGGGCGCTGTACGGTCAAAGTTGCGACGAACTTTTGGGAGCAATCACATCAAAGAGACTTCGACATGGAAATCAAGCCGAATTGACGAAGCAAATTCTGTCGGCGGCTCGATTACCCTTTGGCGATGGTGGATGGACGATTGGTCGCAGAGCTTCTCAATCGACTGTGTGCGCGACGGTTGCATCTGCGCTCGCCACACATTACGCGACACGCCCAGAGACGGATCTTGATATTATGATCGGCTAGTGGTATCGAATCTCTAAAATTCTCGCATGGGTCTAAAAGATTTCTTCATCACAGCACCACAGCCAATCGCTGAAGTGAATGTCGATGCTGCTCTTGCACCGGTCAATTCGATCGATGCTCTTGGCGCTCCGTATTTTGCCTATGGTCAATCAGCTACACGATCCGAAGCGATGGGCGTACCGACAATAGCTCGCGCTCGCGGAATTATCTGCTCGACAGTTGCAGCTTTGCCACTTGAAACAAAAGTCAAAGAAACAAATGAAACTGTCCCATCTTTTCGTGTAATCCATCAACCAGATCCAAGAATCACAGGCGCAGAATTTTGGGCGTGGATTGCGGAAGATTTACTTTTCAGACCCGCCGCTTATGCAAGGGTCTTATCTCGGTACGCCGATACCGGACGAATTCAAGCGATGGAAAGAATTGCGCCAGAGCGCGTTGAAGTATTAACCAACGGACTCGGTACAGAAATCGATGCTTATCGCGTCGATGGTTATTCAATCGACCCATCTGATCTTGTCGTCTTTGGAAATATGCAAGAAGGCTTGCTAAATCGCGCTGGTCGTACAGTCCGCGCAGCTCACGCACTCGAGAAAGCCGCCTATGACTTTGCTTTGAATCCAATTCCGCAAATTGTGCTTTCAAGCAACGGCGTACAACTTCCAAAGGATCGCGTTGCTTCACTTATCAATGCATTCAAAAACAAAGCTTCAAAAGCAGTCACATTCTTAAATGCAGACATCAAGATGGACACGATTGGATACGATCCCAAGAATCTCCAGATGAATGAAGCCAGAAATTACTTGGCTTTAGAACTTTGCCGCGCGATCGGATTACCAGCATGGTTCGCATCAGCTGATCCATCATCGATGACTTATTCGAACGCGGTAAATCAAAGACGCGATCTTATCGACTTCTCGATTCGTCCAGTACTTACCATCATCGAGCAGCGTTTATCTTTAACGGATTTTACTCCAGCATCACAGTACATCCGCTACGACCTAGACGATTTCTTGCGCGGCAATCCTTACGAAAGAGCGCAAGTGTACGAAATTCTAAACCGCATCGGCGCGATGAGTACCGATGAAATCAGAGAAGAAGAGGACATGATCGGATGAAGCTAACCACTCCAATGACTATCACGGCGGCAGATTCAGAGTCGCGCACAATCACCGGACGCATCGTGGCATTTGAAGAGCCAGCGAACGCATCGACTGGCAAAGTCGTATTTGCAAAAGGATCAATCCAGCCAAAAGATGTCTTGCTAAATCTTGAACACGATCGCACTCGCAGAATTGCAAAACCACTATCGATCGCCTTGTCTGAAGATCAGATGAGCATCAATGCAACATTTAAGGTTGCAAATACAACCGCTGGAAATGACGCGCTTATTGAAGCAAGCGAAGGATTGCGCGACGGGTTCTCGATTGAATTGGCTGTCGATGATTACATCAACGAAAAGAATGGAACGATGCGCGTACTTGCTGGCGAATTGACTGGCGTTGCACTTGTATCCGAACCAGCCGTCCGCTCAGCTCGCGTGTCTGAAGTAGCTGCCACCGAAGGCGAAGAAGATTCTGAATCTGCACCCGCAGAAGCAGAAGCAACACCACAACCAACAACAGAAGGAGACGAAGTGGATAACACCGTCACAAGCGCGGATACCGTCGAGACGGTCGAAGCCGCACAGTCAGTAACAGCGTCAGTTAAGTCTGTCGCTTATTCAAAGCCACGCATCGAAGTCACAGCTGCAAAGTATCTTGAAAACAAGATCATGGCAGCGATGGGCGACGAGAATGCTCGCCAGTATGTACTCGCAGCAGACAACACAACAGACAACGCTGGTCTTGTACCAACTCGCCAGCTTGCTGAAGTAATCAACGGACTTTCAACAACTGTCCGTCCATCAATCGATGCAATCTCACGCGGCACACTTCCAGATGCCGGTATGACTTTCGAGATTCCAAAGATCACAGTTGCACCAGCCGTCGGAACCGTTGCAGAAGATGCAGCGTTCACAGAGACAGACCAAAACTCCGCTTTTGTGAGCGTGGATGTTAAGAAGTTCGCCGGACAACAAAAATTCAGCGTTGAGCTTCTGCAGAGAACTTCTCCACTTTTCTTTAATGAGCTTCTCAGTAACATGGTCGCAGCTATGGCTAAGCAGCAAGACACTTACACAAACAGCGTCTTGGTATCAGGTGCAACAGCTGATGCAACATCAATCGCAACTTATCCAACAGCCGCAGAACTTCTTGCGTTTATCGGTCGCGGTGCAGCAAGTGTTTATGCTGCAACAGCTGGTCTTGCAAATCCATTCGCTCGCAACATCTTGGTGAACACTTCACAATGGTCGAACCTAATGAGTCTAAATGATTCAGGTCGTCCGATCTACAACGAAGTAACTCAGCCAATGAACCAACCTGGTCTTGCGACACCAACATCGCTACGCGGTCGCGTTGCCGGACTTGATCTGTATGTAACAGCTAACACAGCTGCGACAACAGATACCGATGATTCAATCATGATTATCAACCCAGATGCCTACACATGGTATGAGTCACCTAGCTACCAGCTTCGTGCAGAATCAACAGCCGACGGTTCAATTACTGTGGGCGTGTATTCATTTGGTGCAGTCGCCACAAAAATTGGCGCTGGCGCTTTTGGCGTAAATAAAACCTGATCAATAAACAATCAATCATGACCCGATTCGCTCCCGAGTCGGGTCAGCAGTAGAAAGGGAAGGGCTTATGCCACTCGTCACTCCGTCAGAACTTCGTTCTGTGCTGGGCGTAAGCTCTTCTCTCTACAATGACGCATATCTAACAAAAATAATCGACACTAGCGAACTGGTGATCTTGCCGCTTCTTGTCTCTTATTCTTCAGCAATTACTGATCGCCGCATCGGTTCAAATGTAGCAACTTTGACGACTAACACTCCACACAATTACATCGTGGGTTCAAGTGTGGTCGTGGCAAATGTGGACGCGACATTCAACGGCACATACACAGTCACAGCTGTGGGAACTGAATACGAATTTTCTTATGCAAAGACAAACGCGGATATTAATTTCAACGCGGTAATTCCACACGGAGACACTTATCTTTCAGGCAAGGATGCCGCCACAATCTATGCGAGCAATCCAGCCGTTTATGAAGCGATCATCGTCGTATCGGTTGAAGTATTCCAATCCATCACAGCTGCCGGTGGGCAGATTGAAGGCGTTGATTTTCAAGTTACGCCATACAGAATGGGTCGCTCACTCTTGAATCGTGTAATCGGGATACTCGGTAAGTCTCTGGATACCGGAGCGATGCTGGCATGACCGCTTCATCGATCGCGGTCAATGTCCGCGGCGCACTTAAGACAGCAATTGCTGGAGTAGCGGCTAACACTTACGACTCAGTACCCGAAGCGCCTATCGTACCTTTTGCCGCGGTCGTACCAAGTACGCCTTATCTTGAAGCCAATCTGATTGGCACTTCAACTCGGGTCAAAGTCAATCTTGTAATCACCATCGGAGTCGCTATGTACTCCAACGCATCGGCGCTCGATAACATCGAGAAGCTGATCTTGAGCATTCTGGCGGTTATTCCGTCAGGTTACACGGTGGGAAGCGTGTCGAATCCTGTCCCAATGTCGATCGGAGCTTCAGAGATTCTGATGTCCGAGATCGAACTCTCAACCCAATACACTCAAACCAACTAGGAGTAATTATGCCAACGACCGTCATCACCGGACGCGATCTAGTATTGACGATCGCTACCGTAAATTACGACGCACAAGCCACAACAGTCTCTCTCGAAGGCGACCATGTAATCGAGACTTATCAGACACTCGATGGTCGCGCTTACAAAGCCATCGATGATTCATGGACTCTCAATGTGGAAATGCTTGCAGACTGGGGCGCAGCCGGTTCACTTTGCGAATCACTTTGGACAGCCACAGAAACAGCACCGAACACAACTTTGGCTGCATCACTTACAGCTGCAACTGGCGCTGTATTTGCTTGCAACATTTTGCCAACATTCCCAAATGTCGGCGGTTCAGCACCAGACGCACAGACTGTCTCGCTATCATTTCAAGTAGTGGGAACACCAACCGAAACATTCAGCTAAGAGATAGGAAATCGGGAGCATGAAAACAGGGATCACAATCACATACTTCTCAGGGGACTCGGAGTCGTTCATCGCATCGACACCAGAATTCGTAAAGTGGGAACGAAAGACAGGCTTGAAGGTTACACAGCTCGGCGAAAATGTCGGACTTGATGATCTTCTCTTCTTGGCATATAACGCTAAGAAGCGAGAGCTTGGCGGACAACCCATTAAGCCATACGAAATCTGGTGCGATACGGTGGACGATATTCGATCCGAGGAAACTGAAAGCCCAAAAGCTACGCCGCCGGAAGCCTAAATCGAATCTTGGTTGAACTCGCAATTGCGACAGGGATACCAATGAAAGAGTGGGAAACGGCGGAGCAGATTTACACCGCAATCGAGATATTGGAGAAACGGAATGGCAAGTAAGCAAGGGACTTTTGCCATTCAAGTTGATCCAGTTGCTCTTAAGAATTTGATTCAGACTCTTAACCTTTTGGACAAAGAGACTCAGAATGAAATCCGCGATGCGGCTTATCCGCTATCGAAACGGCTTGCTGGTCAGCTTCTTATGTTTAGCCAATCCGCTCCATCACCACAGACAAAGCTGGTCGCAACATCGATCGCAGCTAAACGAGATCGATTAATTCGAGTCGATGTAGGTGGATCAAAGAAGGTAGGTCGTAAATACGGCGGCGAGCAATCAAAGTCTGGCAAAGGTTCAAAGGTTCGCCAGCAAGCTGCACCGGCGGGCGCTTTGCTTTGGGGAACAGAATATGGATCTGGAAAAGGTACAGACTCAATTGGTCGCGCCTATTCCAACAGATTCAAAGCGGCTCGCAATAAGCGGGGCTATTGGATCAATCCAGCCGTGGACTATTACACGCCGATCGTTGCAAAAGAGTACATCGACATAATTCAAAAAATCATTCGAAAGGTAGGGCTTGACTGATGGCTGGCATTCCAAAAGTAAAGATTACCTTTGACGCAGATTTTGACGAATTAAAACGCGGAGTCAAAGGCGCTGAAAATGAAGTCAAAGGCTTTGGCGACAAGATGGGCAAGTTCGGAAAGATTGCTGGTACAGCCTTTGCAGTAGCTGGAGCAGCTGCAATTGGTTATGGCGCAATCCTTCTCAAAGATGGCGTTGAGTCAGCTCTGGCGGATGAAGTTGCGCAAAATAAACTGGCGACTTCTTTGGAAAATGTTACTGGCGCGACTGATGCTCAAATCGCAGCCATTGAAGATCAAATCCTTAAGACATCTTTACTCTTTGGCGTAACGGATGATGATCTTCGTCCATCTTTAGATCGGCTAGTTAGATCGACGAAAGATGTTAAAGAGGCTCAGGATCTTCAAAACCTTGCTTTAGATATTGCGGCGGGAACTGGCAAGGATCTTTCAACCGTAAGCGAAGCTTTAGCAAAAGCCCACGATGGCAATTTCACAGCTCTTAAAAAATTGGGCGGCGGCATAGACGAAAGCATCATAAAATCAAAAGATTTTGACGCTGCCACGGCTTCACTAGCAGACACCTTTGAAGGTCAGGCATCAAAGAAAGCAGAGACATTTCAAGGAAAATTAGATCGTCTTAAAATTGCTTTTGATGAAGGTAAAGAAACAATTGGAGCATTTGTCTTAGATGCGATCACTCCATTGATCGATATAATTGTAAATAAAGTTGTGCCATTTGTGCAAAAGTTTATTGATTCAATCGGTGGAAAAGAAGGATTGACTTCTACATTTTCAAAGTATATCGACGTGGCTAAATCAATATTTATTCCTATTCTCGAAGGTCTTAAAGCTGCATTTGATACAATTAAAAAAGCCGTGATGGATAATAAAGATGAATTTATTACTTTGTTCAAATTCTTAAAAGACTATGTTGCGCCGTTTATGGGCAAGGTTTTCAAAATTGCAATTGAAGGAATTGGAATAGCAATCGGAGTTGTGATTGAAGTTGTTGCTGGTCTAATCAGAGGATTTGAAAAACTCTTTGACATAATTGGAAGTGTTGTCGGCGCAATTAGAAATATGATTGATCTTGTTAGAAATAATCCAGTCGTATCTGGAATCAGCGGAGCGATCAGCTCAGCATTTGGTGGATTCCGCGCAGGTGGTGGAGCTGTATCGGCTGGCAAATCCTATGTTGTAGGCGAGCAAGGCGCTGAAATGTTTGTCCCTAGCTCAAATGGCACAATCATTCCGAACGGCGGGATGGGTAGCACTTTCAATATCACCGTCAATGGCGCGATCGATGCTGAAGGTACAGCTCGCACAATCGTTGATGTACTCAACCGATCAAATGCCCGCGGCACTCTAGGCGCAAATAGGTTCGCTTTCGCATGAGCCTATGGACTCCGACTTGGAGCATCGAGATTGATGGCGTTGAATACAAGGATGTGGCTCTAGCGAATCTCAACATCGGCTCGGGTCGCAACGACATCTACACGCAAGCCATCGCTGGGTATTGCAATTTGACTTTGATTAATCTAGACGATTCAGGAATTAATCCGACAATTAATTCGGGCGTAACGGTATTTGTGAATGATTCCAACGGTGATCCAGTAGCTCTTTTCGGCGGTTCAATCACAGACATCATCGTGGGCGTTCAATCTGGCGGTTCGATAGGAATTACCCAGACGATCTCAATTACAGCTCTTGGGGCGCTCTCAAGGCTTCCAAAGGTACTTACCGAAGGAGTCTTGTCTAAGGAATTGGACGGCGAACAAATCTATGATGTCCTAGCAGGAATCCTTTATGGCGCTTGGAATGAAGTGCCGGCGGCTTTAACTTGGGCGGCATACAATCCAACGACGACTTGGGCAAATGCTGAAAATTCTGGACTTGGAGAAATCGACACAGGCAATTATGAGCTGACGGCACGATCGGCTTTGATCACAGATGCTTACTCTTTGGTCGCCGCTTTAGCCAATTCTGGACTTGGCTACCTGTATGAGAATGCCGCGGGTCAAATTAGCTACGCGGACAGCACACATCGCAGCACTTACCTTTCGACAAATGGGTATGTGGATTTGAGTGCCAATGATGCTTTTGCTAGTGGACTCCAACTAGCTACGCGCTCGGGCGATGTTCGCAACTCAATCACCATCCAGTACAAAAACGGTCAGCAAGTCTCGGATTTTGAACAAGCTTCCATCGATGTCTATGGGACTTTAGCCCAATCAATTGAGACGACTCTTGAACTTGAAGCTGACGCTGAAGATCAAGCGGCTTTCTATCTTGGATTAAGAGCCTATCCGAGAGCCAATTTCAATCAAATCTCTTACCCAATTGGATCGCCAGAATTAGACGATTCCGATCGAGACAATCTACTAAATGTTTTTA